TTAATTTAAATAAATTATCAGACTTTTGCAACTTTTTAGCCTGGTCATCTAATATAGTTCTTTTGGCAAATCCTCTATTAGATTCTTGTATTCTCATAAACGCAACTAATGCACAAAAAGATACCAACCGGTCAACATTGACACCCTCTTGATAATTTTGCATTTCTTTAATAAGCATGATATCAGGTATACGCTCTATACCATAATAAGTTTTAACCACCTCACCATCAGTCTTAGTTTCTGTATCAATCTCTTCTCTTGTATATTCTATTGCATAACTTATAAGATGAGATTTAAATAAGGTTCCTGTGTTTCTCCAGCCATATTCCTGGTATACACTTCTATTTGCATTAGCTTCTTTAAGAAAAACTATTTGATCTTTTGGTACTAGATATTTTTGTTTTTTCCTAGATATCATATATTGAATAAACAGAGATATGTTATTTTCTATAACTGTCCACGCATTATACATTTCAATAATAAGTTCTAGCCTTTCGTGAGTTTTTTTAATATCATCAAATCTCCCACACCAGGCAGCAACAATTTTATCTCTTTCAAAGTAAGTCTCTGTCTCAGTTCCTGTAACTTTTGTAACTTCTATTGGAGCTTTCATTACATATATTGAACATAATGATTCTGAAGTAGTGGTCTTACCTTCTGATACGGGGTCAATAGATGCATAATACATTCCAAATGAAGGGTCTTTTACAGGTCTTTCCCAAACAACAAGACATCCGGTTTTATCTTCAGTTTTCTTAGATACTGGAAATTCCATTATAGGAGACTTATTTGTCTCCTTAAAATTCGGTTTACCTTTCTCATTTCTAAAAATATCTAAGTACTCATAGCCGTACTCTTTTTCTTCTATTCTTTTTTGTTGAGCTGCTAATAAATGTTGAGGGAAAACTGATTCTTTTCTAAAAGCAAATGCCTCTTCTATATTTCTAGGATGCTGAGATATTCTTAATTGGTACTGATCAGGTCTTAATTTCTTTTTCCATTCTGTAAATTGTTCATCTAAAGCTTTTAAAGAATCTTCTACAAGTGAGTTACCATACTCATCTATATACGGAGGCATTGACCATTGTTCAGGAATAAAAAGTCCTGATATTCCTATAGTACCTTTTTTATCTATAAGGTTAGTTTCTACAGAGTATATATCATTAGCATCTGGATTTAATATCATTTCTTTTAAAGGTTGACATTGATCTAAATCACCCACAGATCCTGCAGCAATAAATACACCAGTATATACAAATCCTGATTTCATTGCAGGTCTAATATATTCGTATGTCTGATCCATCTTTGGTGCAATACCGGCCTCTTCATGAAAAAAATATTTACAAGGACCCCCTACACCATTTGTAGGATCTTTTTCAAATGACATGCCTTGTATAGTTCCTTTGAGACCTACTTCTTGTTTTCTATTACCCTTACGTACTTCAATCTTTTGCTGCCACATCATGATCTTTTGTGGATTAAAAGGTCTATACCAAGCAGTATGCTCATTTAAAAAAGCACCATATTCATCAAAAAATTTCCAAGTACCTTTCTCATTAATATAATCTTTTAGACTTGCTCCTATTTTACAAGTAGGTCCTTCCTCAAACCAAACTTGATTAATTAGTTTTGCAGCATGAAAATATGAAGATGCTATCTGACGTTTCTTAAGTATGGCAACATGTTTATTATTAAGTTCTGCAGCAAGCTCATACAATGCCATATGATATTGAGCATCTCTAATTTTAGCAAATCCAAACTTAGATCTTTCTTTATCATATATAGGTAAAAAGTTAAGCCACATATAATAGTCTCTAGTTATATACCACTCTACATCTTTTGACTTAAATATTACACCTTTTCTACACTTACGTTTTTCTGCATCCCAGTACTTAATAAAATCTTTAGATTTAAAAGGAGCTGTGCAATAAACATTAGTTTCTTCAAACTTTTGAGCTTGTTCTCTAAAATTAAGAGAATCTTTATTAAAATTATACTGACCAGGTTCTTTAAAAAGATCTAGTTCAATATATTTAATAAACTCTTCTTTTGTTTCAAAAGATGTGTTGGTCCACTCACCATTATCCCAGGTTGGTATGTCTTGCCAAACTTCACTCATTGTTGATCATAAGAAAGTCCTTGACCACCTCGAACATGACTTTGTTGTTCATCTTGTAAGTCTTTATAAGCTCCTTTAAAAGATTGTCTAATTGCTTCAAAATCTTTGGCCATAGCTCTTACCTGGTTAATATTTCCATCTTTACCATCTGTAATCTGAACATTACCCATATACTTACCAATTCTATCTAAAGCTTTTTTAATACCATCATATGCTCTAGAAGTTGGTGTCTCATACATTTTTTGACAAAATTGTAATGCTGTAAATATATCTTTATCTTCTGGATCAAACTCGGCATTGATTTCATTAAGTATAATGTCTTCTTTATCAACCTCTGGTGTATGAAAAAAAGGATTCATATCTGGGTTAGGGCACGTCATATAAAAAAGATATTGATATATCTCTAGATACTCTTTAGGATAATTATCCATTATATCCTTTAAAGATTTTAAAGTATAGCAATGCTCAGTAGGAATTACCTTTTCGTTTTGAACATCAAACAATCTTACAATCATAATCAAGGATTTAAAATACCATCAATAGTCGAATATGTTTCATCTATAATATGAGATCCACCACCTTCTAATATTACAATAGAATATGATGAAGAAACAGCTCCAGTATTAAAGTCTACAAATTCATAATATAATTTTACTTTATCCATTTCAATAGTAGCTGTAGATGCAACATATAGAAATCTTCCTGGGTTAGCACTATCAGGAAGTGGGGTAATTATATTAGTGTCAAGTTTATTAGTAAACGCCATAGTTTTTATTTTTAAACATTATCATGAAGCCAGTTAATTATAGATATGACTTCTTCTTTTAAATAAGGTACCGGAATTTCTACAACCTTTTTAACAATAGGATCACCTAAATTATTATATTTCATTATAGGATAACCATATTGATCTTCTCCATCTTGTTCAAATAAAACATGATGGATATATATATTTCCTGGCTTATACTTTCTATTATGCTTTAACATAATATACATATAAATACTTAGCTGCAGTGCATAGTGATAAAAATTACAATCATCAAGATGTTGTACAGGAGGTAGCATTTTTTTTGAAATACCTTCCCAGTTTTTATAACTTTCCATCTTGATTTCTTTATTAGTCTTATAATCAATAATATTTATCTTACCATTAACTACTTCAACTAAATCTGATTGACCACATATACCAGCAGATTTTAAATAAACCATATGTTCTGGATATATGCCGTCCTCTAGTTTTTGATTAGGGGCTATTTTTACACCTTCACCTTCAGATATTGGTGAGATTACAGGTATTATAAATCCCTCTTTTTCCATAGAATTTAGAGCACACAAATCACTTTCTCTTTGATTGTGATAAAAGGTACCTAAAGTAGTAGCTCTAGTACCTTCATTATTCCAAATTTCTACAATTTTTTTAGGATCTAAACCATACCATTTAGATCTTTTCTTTTTAGTAACACTTTTAGCAATTTCCATAGCATCAAAAGGTTCCTTGAACTTGGATACTAAACTTGTTACACTAACCCATTTTATATCATCTTTATCTATACTTTGATAACTATGATCTTCTTCAGTAAATATAATGCTCATTATCTATCATTTCATCATTATTCCAATATCCCATTGGACAATCATTATCTTCATCAATTGATCTTGTCTTAAAGGCTAAACTACAACCACAGGAACCACAACATGGCTGAGTACCAGGAGCAGCACACTTAGTTCCTTCATGGTCTATTTCTGGACAATTCATACAAATATTCATTCTTTGACGAGATATCTCTTCAATCTCACGTCTTCTAAATAAATAATTTTTGATTCCTTCAAAAATTTGTTTTCTATTAGTCCATATCTTTTTTATACTTTTCACTTAAAAATTTTTTTCTATCTTCTTTTTCTTTTCTAATCTTTTCTTGAATATTGTATAAGTCATCAAGCTTTGATTCTAATTGTTTCTTGTTAAAGTAAGATTTAAAACTATAGTTATTAGAATTATCAATTGTTTTCTGATACCTATTAATAAGTTTGTCAACTGATCTAGGCTTTATACTAAATACCCCTAAACCATCTATGTTAACTTTTGTATGATTTAAATCAGATAATGTTGACCTTACTTCTTTATAATAAAAGTTAATAAAGTCATCAACAAGATCTTCTTTTACATTTAGTTCTTCTGAGATTAACGTGTATAACTTATTATATTTATATGGA